TATCGGTTGAGGTTGGTTTGCATTAGGACTATTATACAAACCAACCTCAACCGATAAAAGCGAGTACACCGATACTACGGATTGGAAAGGGTGGAGAAATAAACATGAGTATAAACCGTGGGATTAAATAATTATTATTATATTTGCCATTCCTGAGTTTTATTTTTGCTAAATAAACGATTAGGGGCAAGTTCGATGACTTGCCCCTTTTTTTATTTATTCTTACGTTCTGAATGTTTACCAAACTCACGTAAAGCGAAATAACCACCGTAAACAGTTGGAACTATTACGATTAATAAACTTGTGTACTCACTAGGTAAATAGACTTTAAAATAACCCATAACGAAATAAGATAATAATAACGCACTCATAAAATGTAGTGTAATTGGTCTAGCTGTCTTTGCTAATTTATTACCACTTTCATTATCACTTTTCCATCTATCGGTTAAATTACGCTCAATTATTTCTAATTCCTCTAAATCGTAATCTCTAGCCTTATCTAGTGAAATTTGGTCCATAGGTGAAGGATTTACTTTATCCTGGATCCAATTACCTAAATTCTCTATAGATTCCTTACCTGTTAAGTCTCCGAATATCTCAATACCTTTACCGAGTATATTAGGGAATTTCTCTTTAGCTAGTTTAAATAGTTTACCGTCTTTTAATTTTGGTCTATCTTTTTTCATACCGTTGGTGTTAATGTTGTTACGTTTATTTTAACTTCTTCACCCATTTCTAAAGCATCTGCAATAAGTGGGTAAAACTCCTTATAAGCTGCTGTACTTTGGCTAATCATATTACTTTCTGCATTAGCTTGTTGACCTACTAAAATACACCCAGCAGTATCTTTATCAGTATTACCAATGTGAATTAAAATATATTGAAACTCCATATTTTTAGTGATCAATTTACTATCAGGTGCATTAGAAATTAATAACATACCCTTATGGAAGTCAAATTTATTTTTATATTTGTTGTGAAACCTACCCTCTTTTCTAAAAGTTACATCATATAAACCATTTGGAATACGTGTCTCACCATACATTTTTTTAGTCCTTCCTTCATCTTCTATAGTAAAACATTTGAATTTACCATTTACCATTAACATACCGTCAGTATAGTTATTAGTCGAATTATACCTAATTAAATCTATTCTCATAATCTTTTTTTAACAAACTTACAAAAATTATTAGTATATTTGTTATTAAAATAAAACAACATGAGCAAAATTAAAGCATCTACCATATTAGGAATTGGGTATATTATACTACCTTTCTTAGTATTAGGAACATATAAAATATGGTCATTAGTATATAATTTATTCTTTTAAAAAGTGTCTGAAAAACTAACAGATAAGCAAAAAAGATTCTGTGAAGAATATGTAATAGATTGGAATGCTACACGGTCTGCTATTGCTGCTGGGTATAGTGAATCATCTGCAAAAGAGATCGGGTGTGAAAACTTAACAAAACCTAACATTAACGATTATATTGAAGATATTCAAAAAGATTTATCTAAATTAGCTGGTGTAAGTGCATTAGGTAACATCTTAGAGCTTAAAAAGATACTAGAGGTGGGAGAAGATAAGACAGCTAAAGAAAAGGCTAGTGACAGAATAAAGGCTTTAGAGGTTATTAATAAGATGTTAGGTTTTAATTCTCCTGATAAATCAGAGGTTAAGCAAACAGATGTTACCCTGACAGCTGAAGAACGCGAACAAATGATTAAGGATTTAAGGAATAAGTTATAACTGTATGATTACAGACAGTGAACTACTATTATTAAATAAGTTAGTGCATGAAGATGAAGTGCATAAGGCTAAAGATGATTTACTTAAATTCACGTGTAAAACAATGCCTGAGTTTAAAGCTGGTAATTTTCATTTAGTGTATTATCATTTATTGGATCTATTCGCTAAAGGTAAGATTAAACGCTTAATGATTACTATGCCACCTCAACACGGCAAAAGTGAGGGTAGCACAAGACGTTTACCAGCTTATTTATTTGGTCGTAACCCAGATGTAAAAATAGCGGTAGCATCATACAATACAACTTTTGCACGTAAATTTAATAGAGATATTCAACGTATAATAGATACTAAAGAATATCACGAAATATTTCCAAAAACCTTACTAAACGCATCTAATGTAGTAACCGTTTCAAGCTCATTTTTACGTAATAGTGAAGAATTTGAGATAGTAGGACATAGAGGTAGTCTAAAAGCTATTGGAAGAGGTGGAGCGTTAACGGGTAATAGTGTTGATGTTATGATAATGGATGATTTGTATAAAGATTATGCAGAAGGTAACAGTCCAATTATTAGGGATACAGTATGGGATTGGTACACTACAGTAGTTAAAACCCGTCTACATAATGATAGCCAAGAGTTAATAGTATTTACACGTTGGAATGAAGATGATTTAATAGGACGTTTAGAACGTAAAGAAAATGTAATTACCATCAACTCATTAGATGACCTAGAAAAAGTTAATCCTAATGACTGGGTAAAGATTAACTTTGAAGCTATACAAACACAAGAACCTACAAAAATAGATGAAAGGGTAAAAGGCGATCCATTATGGAGTTATAAGCACAACCTGGAGAAGTTAGAAAGTACACGTTTATTAGATCCTGAAAACTTTAACTGTTTATACCAAGGTAATCCAAAATCTAAAGAGGGGTTACTTTATAGTGAGTTTAAGACCTATAATAACCTACCTGAATTAAAGATTAAGAAAGGAATAGTAGATACGGCTGATAAGGGTACAGATTACCTATGCGCTATTAGTTACGGTGAGCCATTAGATAGTAATGATGATAACATTTACGTGTTAGACGTGCTTTATACACAGCAACCAATGGAAGTTACGGAGGGGTTAACTGCTGAATTCCTTATAAATAACGGTGTAAATAGTGTAGATATTGAGAGTAATAACGGTGGACGATCATTTGCACGTGTAATAGATGATAAAACACCGTCTAATTTAACCGTTAATTGGTATCATCAAAGTGATAATAAAGAGAGTAGAATTTTCTCTAATAGTGCTACGGTATCTAAAAGGATAGTATTCCCTGAACGTTGGAGCATAGACCACCACGAATTTTACGACCACGTAACGAATTTCAAGAAACTATTTAAGGCTAATAAGTTTGATGATTGCGCAGATACGTTGACCAGTATCATAGAAAAGTCAGAAAATAACTTTTTTATAGTTTAATTCGGATAAGTTTATTAAATTTGTAAAACATTAGACGTTGTAATTTAATGTATTAAAAACATTTTCATTCTCGTGTATTGTTTTTAGATATTTAAAACCACATTATTAATTTAGTGTGGTTTTTTATTGTTTAATTAAATATATTTGTTTATATTTGCCATTATTATGAAAGCAACGGAATTAAGGATTGGGAATTTAACCCAAGATAGTAAAGGTAATTTATTAAAAGTTATAGGTTTAACAGATGACAATATAAGTTATTATGTTGTAGACCGTTCAAAGTTTCCTTTAGAGGTTGGTTGGCAAGCAGAACCAATACCACTAACCGAGGAATGGTTGGTGAAGTTTGGGTTTGAAGAGTATTCAAAACATATTAACGGTGATTTTGAGTTATGTATTAAAAGTGATAAACCATCACATCATATAGTTGTTAGAATAACTCGTAGTAATTTTAGTGTATTTAATCATAGTGAATGTGATTTTACACAGATACAGTTTATCAATAGAGTTAAACACGTCCACCAATTACAAAACCTAGTACACGCTTTGACTGGTGAGGAATTAACAATTAAATAAATAAAGATGAAAAAAATAATAACAATAGTATCAGTAATAGCATTAACTTCATGTACTAAGTCATGGGTATGCACAATAGAAACAACTACAGAATTAGGTACATCTAGTTATGAATACGAATTTGAGGGTACCAAATCAGAAATGAAGGAGTTTGAAGAATCAGGTACTAAAACTTATAGCGGTGTTGATCAAGTAACTGAATGTAAATAGTTATGAATCCCATACGATATAATATTTTTATGTTAATATTGCTTTTAATATTCATAATTATATTTATTTCTTTAGGCGTTGGATTAGGTTATTTTATAAATTTCTTAGTAAAATAACCATTATTTAAAATAAGTTTATTATATTTGTCACGTATAGCAATGTAACAATTGATGACAAACCATAATTTCTATCATACGACCTTGAAACCTACTATTAATTTAGTGGGTTTTTTGGGTTACAATAATATTCTTTAAATGGGTATATTCGACTTTCTAAAAAAAGATACTCAAAGCACCCTAAATTTAAAGAATGCTGATTTCGTGCCTATGGATATAGTTCGGGCTTTAGGATTTGAAACATTAAACGTATCACAATCAGAACAAAGTTTAATTAATAAGGGGTATGGGTCTAATGTTATAGTTTACGCTATAATTAAAAGGATAGCGCAAAACATAGCCAATTTAGATAAAGTCTTAATAGATGAAAACAACCCAGATGATATAATTTTAGAGGGTGATGTATTTAATATGTTAGCTAATCCTGGAATGTCACAAGGTCAGGTATTAACACAATATGAATACTTTGAGAGTGTAGCAACGTCTTTATTATCTAGTGGTAACGTTTACCAACGTGGTTTATTAGCTACAGGGTTTGGTGATTCATGGAAAAGGATGGAGTTATTACCTAGTGGACGTACTGCACCAGTAGTAGGAGATTCTTTTTTAAGTGGTGCAAGAGGGTTTTTATTCAACGATAAAACAAGAGATTTAAACTTTACAACTGAGGAAATAATGCACACAAAGTACGTTAATCCTACTACAATGGGGTTATCAACTTTAGAGGGGTTGAGTCCTTTACAAGCTGCAATACTTACATTAGAAGGGTCTACTGATATTCAAAAAGCAATTAGCGTTATTACTAAGAATCAAGGCGCAAAAGGTTTATTAACTAATGAATCTAACCGTAATGGTGGTGGTGTTAATTTAGGTCCTACTGAAGCTAAAGCAGTAAAGGACCAAGTAAATAGGGCTATAAGTGGTATAGATAAAATCGGGAGTGTACAAGTAACATCAGCTAGTTTGAAGTACCTACAAATGGGTATGACAGCTGGAGATTTACAATTAATCCAGTCAGGAGTATTAACCGATAGACAACTTTGTAATGCGTTTGGTGTTAAGAGTAATTTATTTAATGATGTTGCAGCGAGTACAGAAAGCAATGTTAAGGAGGCTACTAAATCT